AGTATAATATGCCCCCAACATGGTTTATTCCATAATACTATAGATAATTTAAAAAATAAACAACAACAATGTCCTCTTTGTAATCCAAAAGGAAGAAAGAAACTTACTATAAAAAATATACAACAAAAAATTAAAGAAAAAATAGGAAATGTGTTTGAATATGAATGGGAAACATATATCGATTATTATAAACCTATGGTTATGATATGCCCTAAACATGGTAAATTTAACCAAACTATAGCAAACCATTTATTTGGTCAAAGATGCCCAAATTGTAAAAATAGTTTAGGAGAAGAAAAAATTAGAATTTTTCTTAAAAAAAATAACATACAGTTTATCCCACAATACAAATTTGAAAAATGTAAAAATAAAACATATCTTCCCTTTGATTTTTATCTTCCTTTATATAATTTATGTATTGAATATGATGGGGAATTACATTATAAAGAAGTTAAATTATTTGGTGGGAAGGAAGGATTGGAAAATAGAAAACAATTAGATAAAATTAAAACTAATTTTTGCTTAGCAAATAATATTACTTTATTAAGGATACCTTACTATGAATATAATAATATTGAAAAAACTCTAACTCAATGGATCACCCAAAACATGTTTTAGCGTCAGATACTGACAGCGCATATTTTACCCTTACTAAATTACTCCAAAAACTATACCCAGATTCAGACTCTTGGCCTAGGGAAAAACGTATAGAAGTTATTCTTAAACTTACAGACAAAATCCAAGAAAAATCAAACAATAACCTAGATATTGTTGTAAAAAATTTATTTAATATAACTGGTAAACACCACTTTGTGCTCAAGCAAGAGGTAATCGCTGAAAAAGCGTATTGGTCCGGAAAACGCCGTTACGCAATGTACATTGTAAACAAAGAAGGCATACCAATTGAGGAATTGGAGATGAAAGGAATGGACATCATGAAATCTAATTTCCCTCCTTTATTTAGAAACTTTGGAGAAAATTTGATCAAAAATATTCTATTTGGTAAACCAAAAGAAGAAATAGATAAAGACGTAATGGAGTTCAAGAAAATGGTTGGTGAAATTGAGTGGATCAACTTACTGAAACCAACTGGATTGAAGAAAATGGGTGAATATATTGAACGTAAACCTATGGCCGGTGATTTATTTTCCAAATTGAAATTGAAATGCCCAATCAACACAAAAGCAGCCATAGCTACAAACGACATTTTACGATACAAAAAACTAACCGTAAAATACCCAGAGTTTACCATTGGAGATAAAATGTATTTAGCTTATTTGAAACCAAACCCATACCAGTTAACAGTGGTAGGATTGAACGGATACAATGATGCTCCTGAAATTGTAGAACTTGTAGATAAATTTATTGATAGAGATGGTTTATTTGATGGGATCATGAGAAACAAGTTAGAGGGCGTGTATAGTGATATTGGCTGGGACTTTAATTTGAATTCATATAAAACGCAATTTTTTACATTCAACTAGGATATTTAAATAATATTTCATACATTTAACACATGGTAAATAAGTTAATTATACAATCGGTTATAAACAAATACTACTTGGGCGAGAACGAGTCCGTCAAGTGGAAAATCAAAGACAAAATCTTAACCATTGACTTCATGTCAATTTCCAAAGAGGTAATAGGTAAAATCACTCACAACAATATAGACATTGAAGACAGTGAGCTAGCCATCTTTGACACTAAAAAACTACTAAACTTAATAGGAATCACTTCAGGTGACTTACTATTTACTTTAGAAAAAAATAGAAACCTATGTACTAAAATGTATTTCGCAGATAGTGATTTTAATTTAACATATGCTTTAGCTGATCCTTTACTTATTGGTAGAGTAGGTGCTGTAACAGAACCTGAATGGGATGCTGTATTGCCATTTGAGAAAGAATATGTTGACAATTTAGTTAAAGCAAAATCTGCTTTAGCAGGTATTGGTTTGTTAACAGTATCTGTTGACAAAGATTTGAATGGCGATGATATGTGTGTGTTCACTTTTGGAGATGAACAAGGCCATAACAATAAGATCACTTACCAAATGTATGGTAAAATCAAACCAGAGAAAACCGAAATACCATTCAATTCAGATATATTCAAAAACATACTTCAAGCAAATAAAGATTTAGAAAGCGGAACTTTATATTTGAGCTACCAGGGCCTAATGAAACTTGAATTCAAATCAATAGACACTACTAGCGAATATTATATGGTCCGTAAAGAAGAAAGTGCCTTCTAGTATGTATAATAGAATTAGGAAATTCAAATAAGTTTTCGTATATTACAGTTATAAATTTAAAATTAGTTATGGAAGAAGTAAAACGACGCGGTCGTCCCGCTAGAGACGAGAATGACACAAAATCCAATTTATGTATAATTAAGGACCCAAACATGGATCCCTTTTATATTGTCAAAGATGCAACCAACTTTACAGTAATGGAGATATCTACTTCTATGAGAGGATTTGCTGGTAAAAAAGCAACCGGTAAAGAAGTAGAAAAAATAGTAGGACACTACAGTAATTTTTCAAATGCGTTAAATCGTGTAGCCAAAGAAAAATTTTATCAAAACGAAAATTCGTACAATACAATCCAAGACTATATTAGTACTTGGAACACAGTTAAAGAAGGAATAGAAACAATGTTAAGCAAAGTAGAATTATGAGTAAATTAGAAGCACTATTCGATGCGGTTATAGTTAAACCAATCGATTCAGAAGAAACAATGTATGGTTCAATCTTTATCCCAGATGCTGGTAAAGACAGAAACGAACATGGAACAGTTGTAGCCGTTGGACCTGGAACATATACAGTAACAGGAACATTTTTAGCAACTGAGGTAAAAGTAGGAGACATAGTAATCCTTCCTACAATGGGATTTTCAAAACTTCAACACGAAGGAGATGAATACCATATTGGAAGTGAGAAACAAATACTTGCGAGAATAACTAAAGGAGAATAAAGAAAACCAAATTTTAGCATATTTATAATAAAACACATGCTATGAAACAAAATTATATTTATACCTTAAGCCAAAATAATATCATTTTTTACATTGGAAAAACTAACAATATCCAAAAAAGATTATTAAATCATAGAATAACATATGGAAAAAATATTTTATTAGAAATTTTAGAAGAAACTAATAATTGGAAACAAGATGAAAAATATTGGATAGAACAATTTAAGTGTTGGGGATTTAATTTAAATAATAAAAATAATGGGGGTGGTGGTGTTGAAATAGTTACTGATTTTACAAAAAATCTCATCATCAAAAATCAACCTAAAACAAAACCCCCATGCAGTGAAGAAAGAAAGATAAAAATCGGCCTTTCCCAACCCAAACAAAAATCTCCATGTAGTGAAGAAAGAAAACAAAGAATTAGTGAAAAAAACAAAGGAAAAAAGAAAAACTTAGGAAAAAAATATAATACAATAATTTTTAAAAAAGTAATTCAATATGATTTAAAAGAAAATATTATAAAAGAATGGGGTTCTGTAAAAGAAATATTAGAATATTTAAATAAAAATTCTAACAATATGAATATATACAAATGCCTTAGAGGAGAATTAAATACAGCATATAAATTTAAATGGAAATATAAAATAACAGAAAATGAGTAAGAAAATAGAATTTGGAGCAGAGGCTCGTAAAAAATTAGTTAAAGGTATTGATACTTTAGCAGATGCAGTAGTAGCAACTTTAGGACCTAATGGACGAAACGTTGTATACATGGAAAATGGAATGGTTGTTTCAACAAAAGATGGTGTATCTGTAGCAAAACAAATTGGTTCATTGGAAGATCCAATTGAGGATTTAGGTGCTCAAATGGTAAAACAAGCAGCTATCAAAACATCTGATCACGCTGGAGATGGTACAACAACATCTACTTTATTAGCTCGTGAGTTAGTTAAAGGTGGTTTAACCAAACTAAATGAAGGAGCAAATGCCGTTGAGATCAAACGTGGAATTGATGCAGGTGTAAAACAAGTACTTTCAACATTGAAAGACAATTCAGAGAAAATTTCATCTGAGGAACAATTAGAACAAATTGCTACAATTTCAGCAAACAATGATCCTGAAGTAGGTAAATTAATCTCTCGCGCTATGGAAAAAGTAGGACGTGAAGGTGTAGTTTACATTGAAGAATCTAAAACAGACGAAACATATTTAGAAGTTGTAGAGGGTATGCAATTCGATAGAGGTTATAAATCTCCATACTTTGTTACAAACAATAACAATATGTCAGCAGTTTTAAACGATGTTTCTATCTTGATTGCAGACCACCGTTTCAATCCAGTTAAAGAATTAGTTCACATTTTGGAAGGTATCGCACAGAAAGGAAAATCATTGTTAATCATTGCAGAAGATATTGACGGTGAAGCATTAGCGGCACTTATTGTAAACAAAATGAGAGGTACATTAAAAGTAGTAGCTGTTAAAGCTCCTGATTTTGGTGAACGTAGAAAATTGATCCTTGAAGATATTGCTATCTTAACTGGTGGTAAAGTATTTGACAAGGACAAAGGAATGAAATTGGATAAATTTGATTTCGAATGGTTAGGTCAAGCTCAAACAGTAACAGTTACTAAAGAAAAAACCACTATCGTTGATGGTAAAGGTACAGAAGAAGCAATTACTGAACGAGTAGAATCACTTACAGCACAAATTGAAAAAGCAGCTACTCCATTTGAAATGGAAAAATTGCAAGAACGTTTATCTAAATTTGTAGGTGGTGTTGCTTTAGTTCACGTAGGTGGAAGTACTGAAACAGAAATGAAAGAGAAAAAAGATAGAGTAGATGATGCACTACACGCTACACAATGCGCCTTAGAAGATGGCATTGTACCAGGTGGAGGAGCAGCTTTATTATATGCTCGTGAAGGTATCACTTATGGAAAAGACGAATCAGATGATTTTAAATATGGTAAAAAATTAGTTTACAATGCTTGTGGAAAACCATTTGAAGTTATCTTAAAAAATGCAGGATATGCTGAAATTGATATGTATCCAATCAACATGCAAATTGGTAAATCCAAAGGTGTTTGGAGTGGCTACAATATCAAAACAGAAGCTATCGTTAACATGAAAGAAGCAGGTATCATCGACCCCCACAAGGTTACAAAGAATGCGCTTATGAATGCTTCCTCAATTGCAGGAACAATCCTATTAACAGAATGTACAATAGTGGACACACCAGAAGATAAAAAAGAAACTTTAGGTGATCCTTCGATGATGGCTGGAATGATGTAATATTTTACCGGGAGATCGATTTTACGGTC